TCGAGTTGTCGTATGGCTTTGCTGACTGTACCATCCATGCGGTGGAGGTCCGTTTCGCAAGCTGTCTTCTTCCCATGCATGTGGTCTGCTACTCGGCTGGCGGTTTCGCGAGGTCCGGTTCCGAATGCATACCACTTCCAAGCTTTGGTGAGGGGTTTGAACGATTGATAGATGAGTGAAGTTATGAAACGGACGTCACCAGCACTTGGTGTGATGGTTCTGGGGTCCTTTATATTTTCTCCGTCGTATACTTCAGCTTTGAGGAAAGTTCTATTCGCTTTCCTCTCGACTGGGGGACGGGTGAAGTCTGCCTGAGTCAGGGCCTCTTTGTTCATCCTGACTTGTCCAGGTTTGACCTGTCTGTCCATAAGTGATTGAACATCATCTATTATGCCTCTTCCGGCTTCACTGTCGGGTATGGCAAATTTGATGAATTCCTCGACGAACCCTAAGTACTTCCCGTCAAGTTTTGTTTCCTTGCGTTTGGTTCCTTCGGCTGTAGCAGCAAGTTCAACGAGACGAGTCTTTAGACTATTTCTCTCGTTTGATCCACTTCTTGTAGCACAAAGGCCTTTGACTATCTGGGGGTAGATGCTTTGCATTGAGTCTCTGCATTCGGACTGTTGCTGTTCATCTGGGTTGACGGTATAATGGGCAGTAGGCACGTCTTCGAGCATTGTCGGACGGTGGGGCAGATGGGCCAGGTTAATTTCCACTGACTCTTGCCCTGAAGTCACGTAGACAGTGAGGGCATTGAGGGCAGTGGTTGTGATCATGGAACCCCTGGGATTCGCAGTTATAGCGTCGTTGCTTGACATACTGAGAATGAGGGCAGCCGCTTGGGGGGGTTTCCCATTGCGGATGTAATAGGCTTTAAACTGTGATTCGACATCAGGTGCAATTGAATAGCTGACGGCCATTCCTTCAATTGATAGATTGAGCGATCGATCTTTAGCTGTGGATCGAATTGAGAGAACATTACCGAGTTCGGTTTTATGTCTTGTGGGTTTAAACCTTGATAGTTCCGGTAGGCTCCCCATCAACAGATAGTTGAGGAGAGTCCCTATGGTGGAGGTCGATGCCGTTTTTGTTAACAATACTAAGCACCGAGTTCGATCCTCGCCTCCATGGGCGACGGTCTTTCTCCTTACGGACATATGGATCTGCGTGAGTTTTACAAAATCGAAAGCGGCAGCGCATATTAATGCGGTAGCTATTCCTATTCTGGTCCAATCGACACGACATTTCTCCACCCACGGAATGGTGTAGGTGAACTCCGCGGCCCAAGAGGGGGCCGGGATAGCATAGGTGAAACCTTGATAGGTCACGTCCGGTAGCATCCATTTAATGCTAGCGTTCCACCACGCTAAAGAGGCGTGGTAGGACTGTTCTCCCCAGCAGTACGAGCCAAAGAGATGATCTTGCATCGGTCTTAAGTAGTTCACTAATAGTGCGAGGGCACAAAAGAGTGTAAACCGAGTCAACTTGTATTTAAGTTGAGTAATTCCAATTTCTTCGCTGTTATAGTTCCAGAGTTGGTGTCTGAAGGTATCCGATCCTGGGGTGTGGAATACCCATTCATCACCTTCGTATGTTACGGAAGTTTCGTCCTGCTTGAAGCCAGCAGCACTCGTTTCCCATCCGTACATGATGACGGGTCCTTGTTCGACGTAGTTGGCGATTTCGCCTTTGGGGACGAAATGGTCAACGTCGGTCATTTTGAATAGGACATTTGGAGGTATTGGATCATCTGACATTTTCTTATAGGTGGATAGGTCTTTTCTATTATAGAGGA